TAGGATACCCTGGGTCAAGAACTTTCTTAGGGGTAAAACAAAAGTAGCAGCAGGAGTACTAAAAAGTCCTAGAATCCGCAGAGAAATAGCTAAGGGATTTGCTGCTGAGGGATTCACGGAAGCAGCACAGGGACAATTACTGGACAGCCTAGCAAGGGCTACGTTCGACGATGACCGTGAACTAATGTCATGGGATGTACTACGCCAAAGATTCAATGAGTTCGCCGTAGGTGGTGTTGTTGGTGGTGGTACTAGCGGTAGTATTGCAACAGTACAAAGAGTTGCACGTGGTGAGTTATTCAAGCCCAAAGAAACAAAAGAAGTCCAGACGGACGAGGGTTTAAAAGAAGTCTTTGAGATTAGTTACACGGATAAAAACACAGGTATACAGGTAAAGGGCATAGAGATTGACGCAGAAAACCAAGAAGCAGCGATAAGGATAGCAGGAGAACGTCTAGCTGAGTTTGCCTTTGAAGGCACTATCGTTGCACGGCCCAAGATGCCGCCGACGGGCGGTGCTGCCGATGATGATCCTGTGACTCAACCTGAGCCAGGCGTAACTGTCGAGGATGAGCCTACAGAAGCAGAACAAGCAGAACTACAAGAGGAGTTACAACTAGAGCTTGCATTAACTGAGTCAGATTTTATTGAGGACGAAAATGTAACAGCAGGTGCAGCACCAATACAACCTAGACAATTTAATTTTACGGACCAAGAAGCGGAAATAGCTTTACCTAAAAAAGAAAAAACAAAATTTAACAGACACAAATCTGAACCTATAGAGAGGGGAGCAGTAAGATTAAATTTAAATTCTAAGTTTACTAAAGAGGGTGTAACTGGTCCTCAGTTTGTACAAACTTTGCATCCAATAAACAAAGACGGCAAACCTAATTATGGTAAAGCTCATAGTTATGGTAGGTCATTTACTTTAAGAAACGCTACGTTTTCAGTTAATCCATTAGCGCGTACAACCATAGGATACAAAATAAAAAATAAGTATCCAATGGCTAGTGTTGACGGTGAGGTTTTAAATACAGATGGTTCATTAGAAGGAGAAGTTCTTTCTTTTAATCCTTTTAGAGAAAATGCTTTTGTAGACAGTCAAGGCCGACCAGTTAAATCAGCGGATGAAGTTACTGTGTATGGAACTAAAGCGTATGCTAGAGGTAATATTCAATATGCAGACTCTACTGAGTCTGTTTCAAAGGATGAACTAATTTCATTAGCAAGAAGCGGAGAAAAATATGTTCACCCTAAGTTTCATCCACAGGGGGTAAAGGTAACTTTATCGCCAGAGCAAATCAAACAAATTGATTCATCTCCAGAGCTTCCCGTTATTGGCACACAGCCTGACGTAACAGCCGAGGCTGCTCCTGTAACTAGAGAACTAGGAAGCGTTAAGTTAACACAAAAAGAAACAGAATTTTTTGATGAATTATTAGGTAACGAAGCCAACAGAGCAGAACTCCTGGAAGAGGTTCCATCTTTAAATATTGTTGATGGCAAACTTTCTATAGAGCCAACAGACATTCAAAATCTTAATAACTTTATATCGGATGTGGCTATATCTGATGGCTTAGGTACTGTTCCCCCTCGCCTTAAAACTAGTAAATTTTACACACCTTTCTTCAGGGCAGAGCCTGATGTAACAGCCGGGGCTGCGCCTGTAACTCAACCAGCAAGCGTTGCCTCCATTGAATCTGCTAAAAAAAGAATACAACTTGAGCAGGATACTATTGAAGACAATGAGACATTCTTTCAGTTCTTTAACAGAGTGCTTGAATCAACTGGAGCGCAGTTAGAGCAGGACCCAAGTAATTATGCAAAGGTTGCAGAGCAGGCCGTAAAAGATGTTCAAGAGTTTGTTGAACAGAACCCAAGGTTTGTTAATTACTACAACAAGGATTGGGATTTAACCAAGTCTTACCTGGAGCAAATGTTTGGAACAATATCCGAACAGGATATGAAATACTTTAGGTTTATTACAGGTCTTACAAGTCCAAGTACAAAACTTCCTGACAATTTAATTGACGCAGTACGTGTATTTAAAATGTACAAGGACAAGGGTAACCTTGATGGTATCGTATTAACTAAAACGGACAAAGGTAATATAACTTATGACAAAGAAAAGACTGGATTTTTGTTTCGATCTACAACTGGAGCCAATAAAGCAAGGTCTTTAAAAGTATTTGATAAGAAGGTAAAAGAGCTAGGGGTTGATGGAGCTGTTGAATTTTTTGAGAAACCGGTTACACAAAAGGAACTAAATCAAGCCAACAAGGATGCTGATTATAAAGGCAACGTAGCGAAGATAGGAAACATTAAAAATGTAGTCAGGTCTGCTACTGGTCAAGATACACTTATACCTAGGATATTTATATTTGGTCAAAAAGTTGGGGCCTACACAATTAATACCTTAGGTGACAGTCGTTATACTACTACCGATATATGGGAGTCCAGGTTTATACGTTCGTACTTCAAGGGTATGTTTGATGCTGGAACTGGATTGCCTCAAAATGTTGACGAACAAACTTTATTTCAAGAATTTTCAAGTGAGTTTAACAAAGAGTTCAAAAAACAAACAGGATTAGACCTTGACCCTGCTGACTTACAGGCAGTAAGATGGTTTTATATTTTAAATACATTCAAAGAGACAGGATACAAAGATGCAAGAACAAATGACACAATCTCAGGTTACACAGCAAAAGCAATTAAAGAGCTTTACGGCGTTGATACAGCAGATAGGGGACAAGGCGTTAGCCAAGACTCAAGCCAAGACTCAAGCCAAGCTCAAGAAGAAGTAACGGCAGAGGCCGCACCTATTGAAGGACAGGGACAACAGACTCCCTTACAATCAGAAGCCAGTAGTATACAGAAGTTCATTGAGAGTACCTTCGGTGAAATAGTTAGTAAGATTGGGACTTCCATAAGCGTAAATCCTGACCTTGAAGGTGTGGCTAGGTACAATGCAAGCACTGGAGTTATTGAAATAAACCCAGCTAGGATTGTAGAGCTACAGGCTGCTGGGCAAATAGAGATTGTTAATGACGCTTACATCAAGTCCATGATGCGTGAAGAGATGATTCATGCAGCAATGTCCAAGGTAATTTTAAAAAAGGCAAAGGGTAAGAAAGAAGGCGAAGCATTCCGTGACTTCATGGACAGCCTAGGGAAGAGCCTTACTCCACAGCAACGCCAGGCTATAGAACAAGTATACCAAGGACTAGAGACTGACGCACAGTTCGGTGCTGAATACAGCCGTGCCGCAATACAACAGTTGCTTTACGGTAACGTTACTGAGAGCTTTATTACACAAGGTCCAGCATTTGAAAAGATCAAGCAGTTGCTTAAATCTGTACAGGCATTCTTAGCAAAAACATTCAAGGCTGATGTTACCACTGATCCAGAGGCAGCAGGTATCATTGTAGAATCAGCAAGACTTCTACAGTCAATCGACCCTGACGCTAAGTTAGTAGAGCAGAAGGTTGTGGATGAGGCCATGGCTTACTCACAGGACGTGAACCCTAATGCTGAGGTTACCTCACAACAAGTAGCTGAGTCCGGTAAACCACCAAGCGAAAAGAAACTTAACATTAACTTTGCTAGGAAGTATCTACTTACGGTTAGTTCGTTGTTGAACTCCATACACCCTAGACTAAAAGAACTAATTCGTAGGTACTACGGAGCCATACAGGGAGAAGTACTGGACTACCAGAAGAGGGTGGCACCTTTCTTTAAGAAGTACCGTGGTATTAAAAATACAAAAGATAGAAGAAGACTAAAGACACTTCTATTATACAGTCCGTTAGAGCAAGAGGGTGTTGACCCATTGATTGAAGAAAGGAATGCACTGCTTCGTAAGTACGGTCTGTTCAATGACTACCAACTTGAGATACGTCCTGTTCTTAATGAGTTATACGCACGGTTAGAGGACGAGGGAATCCTAATAGGATTCTTAAAAGATTATTTTCCTCGTTCTATAAAAGATTTAGATAAGGTAAAGAATCGAGCAGGCAAAGAACTCAAAGATGCCTTCAGAGATTTTGTTAAAGATAGAAATGACAAAATAGAAGAAGCTAGAAAAAATATTGAAGAGGGTAATCCACAGCCCGGAGATCCAGAGTTATCTAAGGAAAGGACTGTTCAGATAGGTAACGAAAAGACTGCTGCACTAGAGGCACAACTGTGGGATCAATTTACTAGAGGTTTTAACGCAGAAGGTAGAAGAAACTTACCAGGTAATTTCTTGTCACGGACCGAGGAGTTAAATGTTATACCTGATGAACTGTTGGATGCTTACGAGGATCCTGGTGTAGCTATGGAGCGATACATTTACAATACTGTATCAGCCATACAGACTACTAGACTTATGGGCAGTAAGTTTGCTAACGTACCGGAAGGAATGAAAGTACCACCAGCAAGCGAGCTAGGCTTACTTATACAAGAGCTAAAAGCCAATGGTGAGATCTCTGTTGAGGATGCTGACGGCACCGTGCCTGACATCTTTGCCATGATTTTAAGTCCAATGCAGGCTGAGAATATATTCCTACAAATATCAAGAACATTTGGATACGGCACACTTCTAGTTGAGTTCACGTCTACACTGTCTCAGTTATATGATCTTCCTTTTATTATGTTGGACAATGGTATCTTTGGTACTGCTGTTGCAATGTTTGGTCCAAGGCTTAGAGGTGAGGACTTCGGCATTGACGTAAACCAAGTCAGCGCAGAGTTCGCTTCGGACAGTAGAGTCCTGGAAAAAGCAGTCCGTCTTGGACTAAGGGCTACTGGATTTACAAAGCTGGATCAGGTAATGAAGGAGACTAACATGACCGCTAACTACAACCGTTACAGAAAGTTAGCTCGTGGGTACTACAAGGATCGTAACAGTTCTAATTCTAAAAAGTTTATAGCTGAGTTAACAGCAATGGGTTACAGTCAACAAGATCAGACACAACTCATTGCGGATCTTAAAAAAGATAACAGAGATTCAGTTTTTATTCGTAACCTTTTGTTTAACAAGTTGTCAGAGACTCAACCATTAACACAAGCAGAGATGGCTCTTGGTATTGTAGCTAATCCAAACCTAAGACTTACTGTTGCTATGAAGTCATTCATGATCAAGCAACTTAACTTTGTTAGGGATCGCATGGTCCTAGAATTTATTGATGGTGTAAGAACTGGTGACGCACAGAAAATAAAGAAGGCTTCAAAAGACATAGCTTTGTTAATGACTTTTATGCTTATGATAGGACTACCAGTGGACGCACTCAAGGACTTCCTGGCCGGTCGATTAGGATACATGAGTGACTACCTATTTAACGGGGTCTTCCGTATCGCAGGCGTTAGCAGGTACACAGCGTACCAGGCTCGTAAAGAGGGAGTAGGACAGGCTGCATTTGATTATGTTACACCGGTCGCTATACAGCAGTTCATTGATATAACTAATGAAGTAGGCCGGGTTGGAAGAGGAGAACGTGCATTTACCGAAAGTAAGTTTGTTACGCTACTACCGTTCTCCGATGTTATAAATAGAATATTTGGTTTCCAAAAGGAGCGTGAACGTAAAGAGTTCAGGCGTAGAATCGGAGAGGGAGAGCGTCCATTCTTGATACCGCCTGGTGCTTTACAATAAAAAAGGGCTGCTCCGCCCACTTCTATATTTAGAAGGATTCCGACGACGAAACAGCCCCAAGGGTTGAACAAAAGTAAGGCCTATGAAATCCTCACTTCGCCTAGGATTACTCCTTTGGCTTACCTTGTATTTTTATATGTGAACCAACTAACACACGAACCACCTGTGTGATAGAATAATTATACCATGCCTGGTTTATCTTTATATGTCAAGAAGAATGCTCCAGTCTGTGGCAGTTCGAGCATAGAAGTTCGCACTTCTCTAGCTCCTGTAGGAACTCTTTCTTGGTGCCGGATCTAGCAAAATCTCTTATGGATTTTAACTTTTTGTAACCAGGCATATGGTGACAATCGAATTGTACTGCCTTACCCTTGAAGTGACACCTGTCGCAGACATAGCCACCAAAAAAATCCTCTATGATTTTATGGTACCTAGCGGTCCGCTTCTGGTGTTTCTTCATCCTATATGAATTGTGAGTAGTCCTCCATCTTCTGAGTACCCTTGTTGAAGTTTATGCGACCCTGGCTGTATCCCATACCCTCTCTTTGTTTAGCAAGAGTCCACCGGACGTAGTCAGATCCCTGCTCCCTCTCCGACATTGTCTGCCAAAGAAAGATAATACTGTCAGCATCCTGCTCCAAGGCACCACTCTCGCGGAGGTCGGACATGATGGGAGAACGGTCGTCCTTCTCTGACTCACGGTTAACCTGAGCTAGGAGTAGTACTGGTACATTGAGATCCTTGGCTAGTAACTTTAGCTCACGACTGATCTCAGCTACCTGTTGTTCCCTTGATATGTTTTTGGACATAGGCTTTATCAGCTGGCAGTAATCAATAATGATTCCATTTATTCCGTGCTTCCGGTGCATACCCCTGGCCGTAGCTAGTATGTGATCCAGCTTATAAACGCTGTCACGGATCCAGCAGTCCCAACCCTTTACTACTTGAGTAGAATCCCGGAGTGCCTGCATCTTATCCGCCGGCGCCATACCATCCTCGAATCTTCTCATGTGAAGGCCTGAGTGAATGCTAAGGACCCTCTTCATAATCTGAGTCGAACCCATCTCTAGGTTAAACAGTAGTACACTGTTGCCGGTACTGCATATATTCCTAAGGAAGTTAAGGGCGTACGCTGTCTTACCGCATCCCGGCCGCGACGCAAGTACGCACAGCTGACCTGGGCCGTACCCACCCCTATAAAGGACATCATCAATGGATTGTATCCCGGTCCTAAGGTATTGGGATAGGTCAACCTTACCGGTGACATCATCAAAGGTTCGATCAACGATTGTCTCCAGTGTATCTTTGGCAGGGACTAGAGAGTTAATGGTATTGCACTGCTTCTCTATTGTAGTAAGGATCTCTTCTGAGTCCTTGCCTTCCCTTAGTTGATCATTGATACCCATAGATAGGCGAGAAAGATTCCGCGTCCTATAGGTCTCAACCATATCGTTAACAAGGTTCAAAAAGTGCAACTCGCTTAGACCGTTATCGTGGACTGACCAAACACCTTGAGGCTCTAGGCCCTTCTTGCCTTTGGAAATGTCCGTGAACAGTGACATCGTACCAAGGATAACTCCCTTGGAATCAAGCTCACACATAGCCTCCCACATGGAACGCGTATCGTGAGCTAGGAAAAAATCAGAGGTGATTCCGGCTTCCTTCGCCTCATTTAAGAGGGCGTTACAGCCGTCATTCATCTCCGCTTTAAGTATAGTGCCTAATAAACTTCTTTCTAATTCTTTCATTGTGGTTCTGTTATAAGAAAGCAAGGTGTACGTTCACCTACCCATGCTCCTATTTGGTTGTATTCAAAATATTCTACGGCTTCTTCATAAGTCATGCCGTCCCTTACCATTTGATCAAGTACCTTATTCTTGTCATAACAAATGATTGGGTCCTGTCCTATCCTTTCTACTACACCTGAGATGCAGTCATCGAATCCGTCCATCTTTAGTAGCGGTTCACCCGCGTCAATGTAATCCTGTATAAGTTCTTTCATAGTTTTTTTTATTCATGTTATAAGAAGTAAAAAGGGGAGAGGTGTTACCCCCTCCCCCGTTGATCCGAACCCTAGAAAGGGTCATCTCCCGCAGGAGGAGCGGACGGCTGACTTGGCATTTCACCTCTGCGATACTGCTCGGGTTGTTTGTCCTCGTCAAGGCGTGTAAGCCTTAGGTTCATTACTGGGCCGGACTTGCTTTGGTTCTTCCAAGCCGCGGCGCGATACTTGCCTGGCTTAGTTACCTCAAGTGTTCCAGTTGCGTGAGGCGATGAGTCGGACTCACGGTTAGCTTCGGGGAATAGCACCCCAGTGTTTTCGTTATTGTATTCTGGCATATTTATTTTGGTTGTGGTTGTGGTTGTGGTTATAGGTCAAACGTAGCGTCAGCTAGTGTTCTTCCTTGTTTTGACTTACCGTGATCGTTGGTTGCGTCAGCGTCCTTCGTATCATCGATAGCAAAGAGTCCATTGAGTGCGTACTTGCGAGCATAGGAACTAGCTGACCCAGTAATCTGTGAGTCATCCATACCCTTGCGTGTCTCTGATTCCCTTGCGAATCCATTAACTTGAATGGAATAATCGGATCCAGATTCAGCTAGTACTGCGGTGGCTTTGACATATACTCTGCCCTCTACCCCAACTATATCGTCGGAGATAACTAGGGTGCATCCGTTCTCACGAAGTAATGGTTTTACTGCCGTTAGTATGTCTTCAGCGGAGCGGTAACTGTACCCTCCGAACTTATTAGTCTGCCCCTTGGGAGCTTTAAGGGATGACTGGATACCCTGTAGTTTTTCATGTATGGTTCTTTTTTCCATATTTATGTTTGGTTAGTTCACGGAATAGTTTGGTTCGTTCCGAGGCGTTAGAACATTCCATGAGTTGTATTCGTTTCGCCCCTAGATCTACTAATGTGGCTTTCTGTTTTTCAGATGTCAAGCCTTTAAATCTTTTGGAAAGTTGTGTGAGTCCTACTGGGTGCAGTACATCTAGATTCTTTTGTTCTAAATAATTGGCGATGCCTCGAAGTACATTAGGTAAATTCTTTTGGCTGACCTGGCACCTACGGTACGCAAAGTTTTCTATCTTGCCTAGCAATGAGTTACCTACCCTGGACACTACTCCACGTACCATACCGGACTGATGGCAGTGATCCACCACCCAGTCCGAAGTTCCGCGTAACAATAAAGGACAACTCTTGGGTTTATTCTTAACCCTCCATTCCTTTAGTTTATTCTGAGGCAGGTACATTGGCACTCAGTTCTTGAAGTAGATTCTTGAGTGCGGACTTCTCTTGGCTGAGGTTCTTGCGTTGCTCTAGCATCCTTTCTATCCTAAAGGATAGTGTGCGTGACTCCTGTCGAATCATATCGATGCGTGTTTGTATACGCTCTACGTTACTTTCTATTTGTGATATACTCATTATTTTTTGAAGGTACGGAGTTGGCGCTGCTCGAGTGCGTAACCCCTTCCGTATCCTAGATCCTGTATGTTTTTGTCGTTGATTAGTTCTTTCTTAAAGCACCAGCCAACTATCTTTACAGTCCACCGATCAGGTGTAATGCACATAATGTACATATCCACATCAGGGTTTTCTTTTAGTGTAGCTAGTAGCTTTCCAAATTCGTGGTGAGTACTTTTCACATCGTAGGTGTACCCCTTCATAGTCCCATCGGCTGTGCCGGATCTTGGACTTAGTCCCATATCAAAGAATGTATTGAAGTGCTTTGATACTGCGTACTCGGCCGTGACTCCTTGTGCATCGAGGTCCATCCCAGCCATATCCGAATGCTTCCTGTCCTTTACGTTATTGGTACGGGACATTACGGATCTAAGGTGTCCTATGTGCCTGCACATCATTACCTCTGCGTCAGTAAGTTTAATCTCAATCATTCCGTGATCCCATTTTCGTACGAACATTTGCCTGTAAGT